TCTTTCGTAAATTTAAAGTGACGGCGCGCCAAGCCATGCGAATGTTTGAAGACGGCGACCTGTCGGACAATATCCGCAAGCTGGCCGCAGACAAGCCCGACGAAGAAGTCGAACTTCTGCACGTCTGCTGTCCTCGAACCGACCGCGACCCGACCATGCGCGACCGCAAAAACCGCAAATACTTCTCCGGGTATTACGAGGTCAAGGAAGAACAGCTTATCGAAGAATCCGGCATGGACGACATGGGCTATATTCTCAGTCGCTACAATACCGGTCCCCGGGAAATTTATGGCAGATCTCCGGCCATGACCTGCCTTCCTGAAATAAAAATGATAAACGAAATGAGCAAGACGGTGATCCGCGCCGGACAGAAGGCCGTTGATCCCCCTCTTATTATTGCAGACGACGGCGTCATTCTCCCTGTGAACGCCAAGCCTGGAGCGGCGACGTTTGCGAGGATGGATGGGCGTTCCCAGGCGCCTATTCAGCCCCTTTATACCGGCGCCCGTGTAGACATCGGCCTTGAAATGATGGAACAGCGCCGGAAGATGATTAACGATTCCTTCCTGGTGACTTTATTTCAAATCCTTGTGGAATCGCCGCAAATGACTGCAACGGAAGTGTTACAACGTGCCCAGGAAAAAGGCGCCCTGTTGGCGCCTACGGTGGGCCGACAGCAGTCGGAAGCGTTGGGACCGTTGATTGAACGTGAATTTGCCGTGCTTGCCGAACAGGGCGTTATTCCTCCACCGCCACCTGTTCTTGAGGAAGCGGCGGGCGAATACGAAGTTGAGTATGTTAGCCCACTGACGCAAGCTATGCGGGCACCAGAGGGCGTCGGCATCCTGAGAACCCTGGAGAGTGTCCAGGCCATTGCCGCCGTTGATCCTTCGGTGATGGATAACTTTAACACCGATGAAATTACACGTTCCCTGGCCGAGATTAACGGCGCTCCGCAACGCATCCTTCGCGATGAAGAAGAAGTTGCCGAAATGCGCGGCCAGCGCCAGCAAGCGGAAATGGCCCAGACGGCTATAAACTCTGCACCGCAACTGGCCGATGCCGGTCTGAAAGTCGCCCAGATAGCGGACATGGCTCAGTAATTGCCGGAACAGCATAAGGCCCAGGCTGAACTGGCCCAGGCTTACAAGGAAATCTTTCTCTACACCCCGCAAGGCAAGGCCATTCTGCTCGACCTGATCAAGGCCAGCGGCATCCTGACCATTAGTGGGCAGCGGGAAAGCAGTGAGTTACAGCATATGCACGGCTCACAGGACATGGTGCGAAGGATTTTATCGATCCTCTGCATCGATGAAGACAAACTTTTATCACTGAGCATAGGAGAAGATATTAATGCCGAATGAAACTGAAGGGTCCGCAATCCTTACGGAAGATGCGGGCAACCCAGAAGTTGCAACCGATTGGACGCAAGGTCTGGATGATTACCATGAGGTCATTGAAGCCAAGGGATGGAAAGGCGCCGATGACGTTCTGAAATCTTACGTCAACCTAGAAAAACAGGTGGGCGCCGACAAAGTTGTTTTGCCAACGGACGGCAGCGATCTTACGGAATGGGAAGGCTGGCAGAAGCTGGGAACGCCGGAAAAGGCTGAAGATTATCAACTGGCCGCGCCGGAAGGTTTTGAGGCGTACAATCAGGATTTGTCCGATTGGTTCCGCACCGCCGCCCATGAAATGAAATTACCGGCACAGATGGCCCAAGGGCTGCATGACCGCTTTGTTGAAAACATGATGGGCCAAGCGGAAGCCGCGCAGACCCAGGCGGCAGATCAGCAAGCCGAATGGGAAGGCGAATTGCAGAAAGAATACGGCAACGCATTTCCGCAACGGGTGGAAGCGGCCAAACGCGCCTTGAGGGAATACGGTTCCGATGAACTCAAACAAGTTTTAAATCAATCTGGTTTGGGATCAAACCCGCACGTTGTCCGTGCCTTTGCCAAGATCGGCATGGCGCTGGGCAGTGGTCCGCAATTCAAGGAAGGCGAAAGCGCCGGACAGTTTGGCACAACGCCGGAAATGGCAAAGGAACAAATGGCCCAGCTACGGGCAAACCCCGCCTTCTGGGATAACGCCCATCCAGAGCATAAAGCCCTGGTGGCGAAAGATAAGAGATTAGCAGAATTGGCCTACGGCACTGAAGTCGTAGCGCAAAACATATCTGTCGGATAACCATTCGGCCCGACACTTGACCGCCGGAAAGACGGCGCGTGGCCCCGTAGGGACAACCACTTTATCCTTTAACTTCAACACGTTAGGAGATTTTGTACAATGAGTGTGCAAATTACTACGGCGTTTGTGGAGCAATATAAAGGCAATGTTGAACACCTTGTCCAACAGAAGGGTTCGCGTCTACGAGAAGCGGTTTCGGTTGAAACCGTTGTGGGCAAGAATGCTTTCTTTGAGCAAGTGGGAAGCACTGCCGCTCAACAGCGCACGTCACGTCACAGTGACACTCCAAGGATGGACACGCCCCATGCAAGGCGTCGTGTCAGCCTTATCGACTTTGATTGGGCAGATCTCATCGATGATGAAGATCGTGTTCGTATGCTTATCGATCCGCAAAGCCCCTATGCTTCGGCTGCTGCCTGGGCTATGGGCCGTGCGATGGATGAGCAAATTGTTGCTGCTGCTGATGGCACTGCCTACACGGGCGTTGCTGGCGGCACCTCAACAAGCTACGACAGTTCTAACACTGTTGATGTCCAGGTCGGTATCAGCCCTGCTGCTGATACGGGTTTGAATGTCGGCAAGTTACGCGCTGCCAAGCAAATCCTCGACGCCAATGAGGCCGAAGATGGTGATCGGTATATGATCATCAACGCCAAACAGCTTCAGAACCTTTTAGGTCAAACTGAAGTCACTAGTTCCGATTTTGCCACTGTGAAAAGTTTGGTAAACGGGGAAGTGGATTCCTTCATGGGATTTACCTTCATCCGAACGGAACTCATTGGTACAGATAGCAACTCTGACCACAAAGTTTTGTTCTG